TCGCAAGATGATAGTACTAATGGCAAATCCATAGCATTTGCTAAGATGATGCAGTCATCTGGTGGTGAGGCAGCAATGAAAACCCAAGTTGGTGCTAGTATCTTAGGTATGTTGGGTGTTAATGTTACACCTGAGTCACTTCTCTCTAGAGGTTTCGGTGTTATTCCAAACAGTAACAATGAATTGCTATTCAATAAAGTGACGTTGAGAGACTTTCAATTCAGTTGGAGAATGAGTCCAAGAGATGAAAAAGAAGCACTAGAAGTGAAGAGAATTATTCGTTTCTTTAAGCAAGGAATGGCAGCAAAAACAATGGCAACTCAAGCAGGTGAGAGAAGTTTATACCTAGGAGCACCAAACATCTTTAGACTTCAGTATCGCACTGCCGGTGGAAGTATTATAGAGGGTGTAAATAGAATTAAACCTTGTGCTGTTGTAGGCACAGCAGTCAACTATACACCAGATGGTCAATGGTCAGCATACGATGAAGGTCAACCAGTGAGTTGCACTATAGCAATTCAAATGAAAGAACTCGAACCAGTATACGCAACTGATTATACTATGAAGGTACTTGGATCTAGAAGAAGTAATGACAGAACAATCGGGGGATTTGTTGGTCCATTAGCAAATCCTGACGAAGCATTCGACTCGGATATGCCTGTAGGTGATGGAGATCTTTATCAAATTAGACCCACGGAGGTTGGTTACTAATGTCTTATTTCAGAGAGTTACCAAATATATCTGCTGTCTCTTTACTACCAGGAAGAAAGAGAAGTGATGAAAGAGTTCTAGTCAAGAACATTTACAAGAGAGCAAAACTTAGAACTGATATTGATTTTGCAATTACTGCATTTGATTTCAGAATGATCAAGGAAGGAGATAGACCTGATACAATTGCTGCTGTAGTATATGACGATCCAGAATTAGACTGGGTGATCCTGACTACTAATAATATTATCAATATGAGAGATCAATGGCCATTAAGTAACAACGATCTTCATAGTTATATGTTAGAAAAGTATGGTTCTGAGACAGCACTTTTAGAACCTCATCACTATGAAACGAGAGAAATCAGAGATAGTTTTAATAGAACTGTTTTAGATAAAGGTCGTGAGGTTGATGAAGATTATACTTTCACATACGTGACATTAAATGGTAGCACTGTAACCACAGATAAATCTACATATGATTCTATACAAGCAGATCCTGATTACGATGATGCTTATAAAAGAACTTGGGTCTTATTAGCAGACAAAGCAGCAGGTCCAGTTAGCAACTTTAAATATGAAACACTACAGAATGATCGTAAGAGAATCATCCGTATCTTAAAACCAGAATTCGTTGGTGGTTTTGTTTCAGATATGAGAAACATTATGAAGTATGAAACTTCTTCTCAGTATATCAACAGAACTACCAAGGCAACATATAACCCAAGAGAATCTGGGGTATAAAAAAACCCTCCTTTCGGAGGGTGGAAGGGTCAGGAGTTGACCAGTTTAGCAAAGTAGTTGAGGGAATCATCTTCCTCTTCTGTATTGCTACCTGTGATATCAGGGTCATTGAATGACTTACTGCGACCTTCACTCATATCCTCGTAGGATGCACCAGCAGCACTGGGTTCAGTGTAATCGCCACGACGCTCACGTTCCCATTGTGCTTCTTGCTCTTGAGTTTCACGGTCCTGCATCTTAGGTGTGCCCTTGAGTCCAAGAGCATACTGCAGACGCTTTTCAAGTGCAGCATAGTCCTTGAAGTTCTTAGGATCAAGGAACTCATTCAAGTCATAGAGATTGTTATAGAGTTTCTCTAGACGGTCATCATCATCGAACAATGCGCTAGGCTTGTCGAACTCAGACTTATCATAGTTCTGATAACCTTCAACCTTACGGATCTTCAGTTTGAAGTTTGCACCACTCCAGAAGTCGAAAGGATTGATTGGTTCTTCGTCATCGAACTCAGGCTTCATTGCTTCCATGATCTTGTCATGGATCTTCTTACCATACTTATAGAGGAAGACTTTACCTTCGTTGTCGGGGTTAGCAGGATCATTGACAACATAGATGTTGCTGTAATATGACAACTTACGCTTCTGCTTACGTGCTTGCTCCTTACCAGAGTCAGTGCCGTTATTCCAAAGAGTAGAGTTGTACTCAGAGATAGGGCACTTCTGACCCAGAGTAGTCAAAGAATTTTCAATGAACCATCCGCCAGGACCTTGGAATGCATGGGTATAGACTCGTGCCCAAGGCAGTTCATTACCTTCTGCTTCAGGAAGGAAACGAATGACAGCGTAACCATTACCAGTCTTATCAACTGATGGTTTCCAGATACGCTCGTCTGCACCGTTACCTTTTTCGTTGAGTTTCTCGACAGACTTAATCAGTTTGTCGGTAAGGGAACCAGTGCGTGATTGCTTTTTAAGATTTGCGAAAGACATAGGATTAATTGGATAGATTAGGATGAATTAGGATTCGTTGGATAACGACAAGTCTATTATAGGACAGATGCCCTCAATTGTCAAGTGTTTTTTCTAGGTTTTTGATTGTGTGATCGAGTTGGTCAAAGAACTTGTCCATACCGTCAACTTCAGAGTAACCGAACATCTTTGCGGCTTCGACCACCTTCTCCTTAATTTTTAAGGCATCGGGGTCATCGGACAGAGAGATACGAAAAAAGAAAACCTTCTGCTTCTCAAGGAATGTCTTGAGTCGCTTTAGATGATCTCTTCTTTCTTCGACACTATACTCTGCAAGATGCATTAGATCGTTAGTGAGTTCTAATTGTAGTGACTCAAGTTCCATGATTGTATCACGAACTTGATCGGAGTCAAAAAATCTCATACGACTTGCTCTTTAAGAATTGACTTGTATTTCTCAACATCAATATTTAGGAATGGTTTATATTTCTTTATCTTAAGACTTACGGTTGTCCACACTGGATCTTCGAGTTTCTTGTCGAAGTTCTTCACGTATCCTAGAATGATATCTAAGATTACCATAGTCTCAATAGACAAAGCACCCTGCAGATATTTTTTCAATACCTCAGGGTGTGACTGTCCCTTGATAGAGAACAGTTGTTGAAAGTTTTCTTTACTTACAAAGACTTCTACTTCAGTTTTGAACATGTAACTCATAGTCTGGGATCGTTTCATCCAAGACTTTAAGTTATCCTCACCAGCAGATATGATCTCTCCAATCCACAGTCGGTCAGGGTCATCACATTCAACAAAGTTTGCTAGGAAATACTGTTTGATTTCATCATCTGTCTTCTTACGAGACATACGCTCAAAGAAGTAACGATCTTTACGATTATTATATGCCTGAACAGATGCCCTAGACTTACCAGAGTATTTGAAGTAACTATAACTCTGCTTTGTGAAATGATTTTTGAATGCTAGGTATGTTTTGTATACATCAATCGGTGTCATTTTCAATTTTAATAATCACAATGGAAGTTTTGCTCTCGTAGTCTTCTTCAGGAAGTTAAGTTGAGTAGCATCATACTTAAGTTTTTCCTTCAATGGTTTTGAAATCAGTTTACCAACAGATTCCATCTCGATCTTGTTCTCTTCACAAAACGTGAGGATAGCATCGATGTAATTGAACTTGTAAGTCTTGACTAGACTTTCAACTTCCTGTGCAAACTTTGCTTGGCACAGGAACTTCTCCTTGATCAGTTCATCAACTTGGTTCTCCATGTTCTCCTGTTTTGAACTCAACGAACTTTTTGATGTACTCTGTGAGAAGTTTAATATAGTAACCCTTGTTTGTTTTTTCGTAGACAAAGCTTTCTCCATTTTCTGCAACCATAATAGTAATTAATTTTTTAACTGGGATACCAGTCATTTCAAAATACATGCAAGCATAAGCAGTCTCTTGCACGAAATAATTTTCAATCCATTTCTCGGGTTTAATCTTGGCCGAGGTCTTAAAGTCGATGACTGCTAGTTCTCCGTCGTACTCTGCTATGCAGTCTACTCTCCCCGCAAGACCAAGATAGTCACTATACAGTGACTGTTCTATAACATGTATGTTATTTATACGGTCAAGGTTCTCCTTCGCTGAGAGTAGGAGAAACTTAGTGGAGGGGAGCATATCAATGTCCTTGATAGGAACATTCTTAATGTATTGCTCTACAGCATCATGGAACTTTGTCCCACGAAATGTAGATTCTCTAAGAATTTTATTTGCTGCATCGTTCCCAACTTTCTTTCTCCAGTTAACGAAGACTTCACGGTTATAGAAACTAGTGACGGAGGTGATAGATGGATACATCTTTCCTGATGGAACTTCGTAAAAACGAGTCC